CGGTGATGTCGGCGATGTAGAGGCGGTTGTTGCTGACGTAGGCCACCTCCACGGCGTCCTGCCAGAAGCTGAGCTTGGCGGCGGTGAAGGTGGCGCGGAAATTCTTCTGCTCTACCACACGCTGCCCGTCCACCTCCTGCACCGCCAGATCCTGACCGACAGCCACGCCGTACACCGGCACGGCGCCGTCATAGCTGACGATGCCGGTGCGGATGTAGCCCTCCGTGTCCACGCGGTAGCTCTCAAAGGCGGCGGTGACGGCGTCCACATCCGTCTGCAGGTCGGAGAGAAAGCGGTAATACTGGCTGATGCCGGCGGCGTCGCCCTCGATGGCGGCGTTGAGCTGCTGGAGATAGGTGCCAAAATCGCTGACCGCCACATACTGCCCCGCCAGCTCCAATCGCACCTTGTCCATCTCGGCGCGCACCTGACGGGCCGTGCGGGTGATGAGGCTTTTGAGATTCTGATACTGCTCCTTTTCCTCCGGCGTCACGGCGGCGCGCTGATTGGTGGATACCGGCACAGCGCCGCCCAGACCGTCCAGCGCCAGATTCAGCTGCTGGGCCATCTGGAAGAGATAGGCGTACTGCCGCGCCAGCTGCTCGCGCGTGTCGCCGCGGGGGCTGGGCGGCAGGGAAATGACACTCATGTCTCCTCACTTCCCTTCTCATACACGGCGCTGACGGAGCGCAGCGTGCAGCCGCCCGTGCCCTGCAGCCGCAGCCGCAGATGGGCACAGCGGCGCGGACGCAGATGGAGCGTTACCGCCTCACCGCCGCCGCGGCCGGTGATACCGCCCTGCGCCTGCCACGTTTCGCCGCCGTCATAGCTCAGGGCGGCGCGGACCGTGGCGCCCCGCGCCATCTGCAGGCGCAGGGAGAGGCGCATGGGATAGGCGTGCTCGGCAGTGGCAAAACCCAGCTCCCCCGTCTCCGCCAGCCACGAAAGGGGCGCTTCCTCCTCCCCTTCGCCGCCGCGCAGAGCCAGCACGCGGCCCTGCGCCGTCAGCGCGTAGAGGGCGCCGTCAAGGGCGGCAAAATCGGTGACGTGCAGCGCGTCCTCCTCATGCCACAAGCGGCGTCGGGTGTCGTACACCAGCAGATGCCGCGCCTCCCCCTCCGCCGCGCTGAGGTAGTACCGGCCCTGCCACACACCGGCGCAGGCATTTTGCAGCTCCATGCCGCCCAGCGGCGCCGATACCGTCACCGGCAGGCTGCCGTCAAAGGCGTACACGCCGCCGCGGCCCACGTAGTACAAAGTGCCGTCCACCGCCGCCACACTCTTGCGGCAGCCCGGCAGCACGCCGGGGCACTCCAGCGTCACCATGCGGTGGGCGCCGGAATCGGAGGGATAGAGCCGCTCGATGCAGTTCTCCTTGCAGAAAAGCACGCTGCCCAGATAGCTCACCGCCGCGGTAAAGGGGCCGTCGGAGCCGCGGGAGGCGGCGTAGCTGTCGGTGGAGAGACCGGCAAAGCAGTTCCAGTTGCGAAAATCGCCCAGCTTGCTGGCGTACACCTCGTTGACGGCGCGGCCGTCCACCACGCCGTACTTGCAGCCCCACAACCGGTTGCCGCACTCGGTGACATAGTCCATCTCCGGCACAGCGCGCCTCACCGTCACCGCGGCGGTCTGCACGCCGTCGCCCTTCACGCTGCCTGCCACCACCAGCGCGTCATCCTCCACCAGACGCAGCACGTGCAGCCCGTTGAGCGATCCCTCTTCGCAGCCCATGATCTCCACGCCGTCGCCTGCGGCAAAGCCTGCGCCGATGTGGGGGCACTGCAGCTTCACGCATACGTCCGCCGCCTCGTTCCACACGCCGTCAGCAAAGCGGTACAGCACGCCCTCGCCGCCGGACAGCCACAGTGCGCCCTCCTGCGGCTGCTGCGGCGCATCGTCGGACACGGTGTAGTCGCCCCATGGGCTGCCGTCGCCGCGGCACAGGGAGAAGGACACCTCGCCCGCTGTCACCACCGTGTTCTCCAAGTGGCCGAACTGGGTCATATCCCGCAGATTCAGCCACATTTTGTCGGGAAAAATCACCAGATACGCGCCCATGGATACCAGCTGCTTCTCCCCCTGCGACAGGGTAAGACCTGTGGCAAGGCCGTTGACGTACAGCGTGCTGCCCTCCACCCAGATCAGGCTCTCCCGCGCCGCAAGGCCGCCGGGCGCGGTGAGGGACGCCACGCTGAGACGCCGCGGCCGCACCTGCAGCGCAGGATAGCTGTCGGCGCACAGGTTCTCCATGCGCGCCGCCGTGCCTGCCGCCGCGCCCTCGCGCCGGTCAAGACCGTGGAAGCTGCTCACCGTCACGCGCTGCAGCGTCGGGGCGGCCAGCTTGCGAAAATACATCCTCCCCGCCCCCTTTCAGCACAGCTTCAGCGCCGCGGCGCGCGCAGGTGCTGCGCCGCCCCGCGCGCGGTAGTCCCGCCACGAGAGGAACAGCTCGTTCCACGCGGCCATGGCGTTGTTGTAGCGGCTCATCTCGCCGTTGTGGTAGTGGATCTGGGCCTCCACATAGCGGCAGTACAGGCCGTCATAGGGCATCTGCGCCGTCAAAACGGCGTCGTCTGCCAGATTGGCCGGTGCGCTGCCGCCCGCCTCCAGCGCGCAGAAGCCCTCGGCCTGTGCCAGCCAGTGGCGCTTCTGGGCGTCGGAGTAGCCGTTGGGCAGGGTGTCATCCACCTGCCCCAGCACCCACAGTGCCGTGATTTGGGACATCACGTCCCCTCCTTTCTCAGTCGGCCATACGGTCCACGTAGCGCCGCGCCTCCTCGGCCATGCGGCGGTTGTTCTCCAGCACCTCGGCCACGTAGTCGGGCACCTGTACCTCCACGCCCTTCATGATCTGGAAGCTGCGTCCGTTGACCGATACGATCACGAAATTCTCCTCGTTCTTTCTGCCGCGAGGCAGCATGATGGTGGTCATCTTGTCCATGTCGATCCTCCTGAATGTTGTTGATGTGGGAGTGTTCTTCGCGCTGACGCTTACGATGCTCCCTGCCATGCCGATGGCGTGTCCTGTCTCCGACGGCCATCTTTCTTTCCACCGGCGGAAAGAAAGATGGGAAAGAAACGCCGCAAGGAACCGATGGTTCCTTGACTTCCTTGCACGCATCACTTCCTGCAAGGCGCATCTCCCTGCCGCGCGTTTTGTTGGCACAATCGTTTTCGGCGCAAATGTGGTATTGTCCCTGCTCCTGCTCTTGCTGCCGCCCTGCTCTGAAATGTAGAAGTGCAGCGTTCTACATCTTGTAAGGGTGAGCGGCTGAGCGAGTTAGTTGATGCGGCAATACAACATTTAGTCGATCTTTGACCTGCCGATTACGCGTGGTAACAGAGTCGCATTTTGTGAGCAGACCGGCGTGCAAAGGAAGTTTTGAAACCATCGGTTTCAAAGGGCGCTTTTGCATACTTTTGTCGCTCTTGACAAAAGTATGCCTGCGGAGCAAGGACACGCCCACACCCTCGCAGGGGGTATGTGAGCGTCAGCGGTTCGCTTCACGCCATCTCCGCCCCGCCCGTTCTTAATTGCTCATTCCTCAGTTGGCGTTGTCGGTGCCGGAATAGCTGGAGCCGCACTCCACGCGCACCATGTACTCGTCGTACAGGATGGCGGCGGCGTGGACACCCTTCCAGCCCACGCTGGAGCGCTGATCCAGAGGATCGGCGGTGCCGGAGGAGCCGCGGGGCTTGACGATGACCTCGGTGCCCTCGCTCAGGTCCACCACGCCGTAAGCGCCCTTGCCCAGGAACAGGCAGGCGTACACGGCGCAGCCGTCCTTGCCCTCGTTCCAGATCTTGGCCTCGGTGGTCTCCACGAAGCGCACGCCGTGCAGCTCGCCGATCTCGCCGCTGTACAGCTCGGTGACGCCGGCGTACTGGTGGGCGGCCAGCCATGCCTCGTCCTGACGCAGGTCAAAGGCCACGCTGGGGTGGATGATGCAGATGTACTTGCCGTCGATCTTGGGAGCGTTCATCTTCTTCAGCTGGGTGGCGGCCTTGGCCACCAGCTCGCCGGTCAGCTTGCAGTCGGCGGTCAGGGCGCTGCGGCTGGTCACTTCGGCGCCGTCAGCCATGGGGGCGTAGATCACCTGGTTGCCCTGCACGATCTCGTTGCGGGTCACGGTGTCCAGGGTCAGGCCCATGTTGGCGCCGTGGCGGTCGGTGATCTCCAGCACCACGTCGTCGATGGCGGTCAGATCCAGCATGTCGGACACGGTGGTGTAGTCGCCGTACTGCTCCAGCTCCTTGGTGATGTAGCTCACGGAGATGCCGCTGCCGTCGGGGGTCACGCCCTCGGTCAGGGGGGTCAGGGCCTTGTCAAAGGCGCCGAACTTACGCCACTCCACCGTCTTGCCGCCGCCGGCAGGCAGACCCTTGGTGGCGGCGAACTGGTTGTGCACCAGCTGAGGCTTGGCGTTCTCCAGCAGCTCCATGCCGTAGTAGGTCTTCATCTCGGCGCTCAAGCCGGAAGTGGTCTGGGTGTTGCTGTCACCTGCGAACATCTGCAGGTGGAAATGCTTGATGTTGTCCATCGTTAAATCTCCTTTCCTATTTGCCTTCTCCCTTGGGAGAAGGGGGACCGCGTCAGCGGTGGATGAGGGGAACCGGACTTCGGATATCCTCCCTATTTGCCTTCTCCCTTGGGAGAAGGGGGACCGCGTCAGCGGTGGATGAGGGGGCCG